TTTGTTTTATCATAATTTTTTCCATATCCAATAAAATTATTTCTTATCTGATTTAAGGTGGTTGGAAACGAATGAATATTATCATTATCTATAAATGTAATCGGTTCTTCTTCATCTTCTTTAAAATTAAACTTGGGTATACCAACATATGCAGTTTCTACTGCTCCGCGGGTTAAATAATCAATAGGGGAAAAATATAGTTTTTTGGTTTTAAATAAATTTATAACAATTTCTTCAAAATTATACTCTTTTAAACATATATTATAAATAATATAGATTTGATTGCTAGGAATATTTTCAATTATATATTCAATCATATATTTTCCATTAATGTAGTTTAATGGTTTTGGTAATGAATAATTATTACAACGTTTTCCTATACCGCCGCATAATAAAATATATTTCATTGTGTTATATTAAATATAATAATAATTCTTTATATTTAATACGAATATTTAATACGAATATTTAATGTTAAATACTGTTTATATGTTTTATATATCGTTCCATTAAGGTTCCCCAACCAAACTTATTTATTCCATAACATCTTATTTCTTCTCTCATCTTCAAAGACCTTTCCCTATTTTCGTCTAGTTTTTGTTGGATTAATTCAAACTTATCCATGTCCGTGTCTTTTATAATTGTTATAAACTCATTTTCTTTTAAATTTTTTGCCGATGTTTCATTTATAACAACGCCTAATCCCGCCACAATCGCCTCTTTAACTACCAATGGGTCTGCTTCGCCTTTACTTAATAATAGTAAGTTACCGTAATTTGTTAATTGTGAATGAACGTCACTCCGTGTCCATGCGCCTTTGTAGTTTTGTAATGAACGATGATTGTTATCACCGCTGATAGGACCAATTATATCAATATTTTTTAAATGACAATACTTATATTGCCCTTTGCGTTCATTTACTTGTCCTAAATAAATTGTTTTATTGAAATATAAAGGATTTGGTGTAAACTTAAAATGTTCAACACTTATACCATTCTCTAATTTAAATGCAAATGTAGGGGAAAGTCCTTTTTCTATCATAAATTGTAAATCCTTGTCAGCCAGCACAAAATTGATATAGTTATTCGTACTGCACATAAACTTAAAGATGTTACTATACCCATCACTTAGATGTTTTGCTGGTTGGTCAATGTATGGATAATGACTCGTCAACCCAACTTTTTTACATATTAAAAACGGCACGATATGAAATAAACAGTCATAATGTAAATGAACAAAATCGTAATTTCCATTATTTATTTCTTTTATTAATTCTTTGCAATAATCTGTAGTGGGGTTCATCTGATCTCTCGGCGAAACTCTAATTTTATTTATTATAGTTACTGCATGTCCTTGTTTTTTCAATTCATTGTAATAATCCCAAATTAAGATTTCAACTGCGCCCCAACCTACCGGAGGAATTGACATTATACCTGGACCTACCAAACATAGTTTCATTATAAATATAATTATAATTATATGTATAAAACTATGTTTATATATGATTCTTTCTATTTAATTCTTTCTATTTAATTCTTTCTATTTAATTCTTTCTATTTAATTCTTTCTATTTAATTCTTTATTAGTTCAATATAGTTATCTACAATAGTGCTCCAACTGAATTTATTCATTCCATAGTCACGAATGTCGTTCCGCTTTGAAACACTAATTAAGCGGTTATGTTCAATTTGGGTTGACACATACGTTATATCATTTAATTTTTCATTTGGGATAATTGTTATAAAATCTTTATCATCTAAATTTGCTGAACTGCATTCACTTACAACAACGCCAAGACCACATAAAAGTGCTTCTTTTACAACCAGCGGGTCAGCTTCACCATCGGAAAGTAAAACCAGATTGCCATAGTTTGATAAGTTTTTATATAAGGTTTCTTTACTCCATTCGCCCAAATAATTACTATTGTTTTTATTAAAGGGCGAGTCTTGATAATTTCCGGCAAAGTCTATACTAGTAATTGATTGATAAAGATACTGTTTTTTTCTGTATTCTATTTTTGCCAAATAGATAGATTTATCTTTTTTACTCGGATGTTCTTTATAGTCAAACACATCGTCACGTGCTCCATTATGCACTACATTGATTTTAGTTTCCGGAAACCCATGTTCTATATATTTATTTTTAATGTGTTCGCTAATAGCGTTGATGTGTATACGGTCTTTGTTTTCAATGACCTTTTTAAAAACCGTATGAAAATAGTGTCCTTGCGTAGTTTCAAAGGTTGGATGTGTTATATAGGCATAATGTGAGGTATAGACTATTTTCTTATGTGGTTTTAAATAGGGGGTTATACCTATATGGTCATCATACATGATATGCACGACATCATACGTATGGTTATTTATATGCTGGATTACATTATTTAAATTTTTATCATTTAGAATCGTTGCATCATGACCTTTTAATTTTAGATTTGTATAATAATCCCAGATAAGTGATTCAACGGCGCCCCATCCAGTTGGTGGAATGGGTTTATATCCTGGACCAACAAGACATATTTTCATTTTTATATAGTTTATATAATTTATATAATTTGTATTTAACCCTTTTTACACTGTTTAATTTTAACTATTTTATTATTTCATCATAAACGGAAACGTTCGCGGTTGTTGTTGCTGCTGTCGCTGCTGCTCTAACTGTTTCATATACTGTTCCTGCTGCCGCTGCAAAAGTTCTTTTTTATCCAAGTCCGTCATTAAATAAGCATAATTCGTTACGCGTCCTTCTATGTCACTGTAATCCTCGCGCTGAATAACCGTAAGCGGCGTAATTAAATACCACTTGTCTTTTGATTGAAGAGAGAACCAATATTTATCAATTGCATAACTAACGTGTTGTTCCGGTGAACGCATTAATTTTTCCAACCCTTCTTTGTAATTCGCCAACAGTGTAGCATAATAATGCCCGTTTACCATATAACACGTTGTTGTTTGGCAGCGGGTCACCGACACACAGGTCTCGTCTATCGGTTCATAGGGCGGGACATTATTTCCGGCAAATAAAACCACATCCCAAGAATGGTGTTTGGATAAAAAAGCGTTTAATTGGTTTTGGAATAATTCTACATTTGTAAACATGGTATCATCTTCACAAATAACCACATGCGAATAGTTGCGCTGTTTTGCCAATTCAATGCATTTAATATGACTTAACGTGCACCCCACACGTCCGTTTGCCGTTTTTACTGCATTAAATCTCTCTCCATTTGTAAATCCAATCTGTTTTAATTGTCCTTCAATATGTTCTTTTCGGTCAGTGCGGTGTGCTAGATTAATATAGATGACATTCGTAATATCGCGGATGCTGCATAGATTGCTTGGTGCTGGTGCTGGTGCTTGTGCCATGCTGTTTCTCTCTCGGTATAATTAGTTACTATAGCGAGAATACGTTTAAATAAGTATATAACAATAATAATAGTGTAAATAGTTTAAATAGTAATACAGCATAGTAATTATTATTATAACCATGTGTAATACTGCAAGTGTTATGACCAACGAAGATGAACCAGCGTTTGAATCCTTTTTAACTGAATTTACCAAAAAACTTGATGCATATGAAACGTGTGACTGGAAGACAAGTGCCCATATTCATTCTAATCTGTGGGCTGATGTTTCGCGGGTAAGAAGAGAGATTGCAGTGGGTACGAATACGACTACTACTAAGAATGCACTACATTTACACCTGTTTTCCGATTGGAAATATAAAAATTCATTTGACTTAACCGAAAAAAACCATGAAAACCATCAACAAGTGTTTACCTATTTGCCGTGGGAACAGAGTTTTGTGTTGGGATTGCTGTATTTTAGTTATCATTAACTTTCCTTATATAAATGTGCGTTTTATATAAGGAACCAAACCTATACTTTATACTAATCATTATTTTTATATGCGTGTCTATTTTATATGAGAGAATATACATTCCCATTTAGCACTTGTGAAAAACCAACCAAAAATGGAATAGCGCAACCTTATTCATCCTTATTAAATTTTATTAACTGTATAATTATATTCTGTTTTCTAGTAAAAACTAAACACAACTATACTTTTATATTATTGTTTTCTATATTATGTTTTGAGTTATTTCATGTATTTTCGCATAGTATTCATATACCAGGTTCAATACAAATAAACATAACACATATGCTGTCTTATTGTATAAATACTGCATTTTTCTTCTTCTTTTATAAAGTTGTCAAAAAAATACCTAGTCGTTGGTTCATTCTATTTTATTTAATTTTAATTTTTTTTGATATATATGCTTTTTGTAATATGAATGTAGTTTATTATATTTTTAGTCAAGCCTTATTATTTTTGTCAGTGTTATTCTATTATTATCCCTCGTTGGGCAAAACGATGAGAGAAAAAATAAATATTATAGTTGGTCTTGTCGTAGTCATACTCATTTTATTCTTGAATGAAAAATACAATTGCGAAAAAATGATGTCTATTTATCCATCCTTTCCTTACCACATTTTAATTGAAATCGTTGGTATCATTTTATTTTATATTATTTGCAGTAACTTTTATAAATTATAAGTTCTAAGTTCTAAGTTCATCCTTAAAAATCATCGTTGCCGTTGCCATTGCCGTTGCCGTCGTCATCATCATTGCCGTTGCCGTCATCATCATCATTGCCGTTAGTAAAATCAAAAATATCATCCGTCTGGGTCTTTGTTGCCAAAGCATATTCGCCCACTCTTTTTTCAAAGAAGTTCGTTTTTCCTTCAATTGAAATGAGTTCCATAAAGTCAAACGGATTCACTGCATCATATATGGTTTCATACCCCAATTGAACCACCAACCGATCCGCCACAAATTCAATGTAGCGCGACATTTGCACCGAGTTCATGCCAATCAAACGGCACGGCAAGGCTTCGCAAATAAATTCTTGCTCTATTTTCACTGCATCCATGATAATTGCACGCACGGTTTTGGGTGGTAATTTATTCACCAGTTTCGTATAGAGCAGAATTGCAAACTCGGTATGCAGTGCTTCATCACGCGAAATCAACTCATTACTAAAAGTTAAACCGGGCATTAAGCCACGCTTCTTTAACCAGAAAATGGCGCAAAAGGCACCCGAAAAGAAAATGCCTTCCACGCAAGCAAAGGCGAGCAGACGTGCGGCAAATGAATCTTCCGCCGAATGAATCCAGCGTTGGGTCCAGTCCGCTTTTTTGCGAATACACGGATAATTATCTAATGCTTTAAAGAGGTGTTGTTTTTCTTGTTTATCTTTAATATACGTGTCAATCAAGAGGGAATACATTTCCGAATGAATGTTTTCCATTGCAATTTGAAACCCATAAAACGCCCGTGCTTCGGATAACTGCACGTCGCCCATAAACCGAACGGCCAAATTTTCCAGGACAATTCCGTCGGAGGCGGCAAAAAATGCAATAATGGCTTTAATAAAATTCTTTTCCTCGTGCGAAAGTGTCTCCCAACTGGCCAAATCTTTAGACAAATCCACTTCTTCCGCCCGCCAAAAACATTCAACTTGTTTTTTATACATTGCCCAAATGGATTCATCTTGAATGGGAAACATCACAAACCGCTCTTCGGTCGCCGTCAGTAAAGGTTCGGTCATTTTTTGCAATTGCGAGTGCGAGTCCGTTTGCAATTGTGTGTGTTCCATGCCTAAATAATATAATACACTATATTTAATATTTTTTTGTATTATATATTAATATATATATAGCATCACTCTATGACGGATATAGCATCACACCATCACCTGAATGAAACTGAAAATGAGGATAGAAGTAGCGGCGCCACGATTGCAAAAAATGATAAAAAAAGAATGAATTTAGAAAAAGAGTTAGAATTGGTTAGAAAACAATTAAAAGAGGATTATCATATGATGTTAAAAAATGTCAAACAAAATCCGTATTTAAACGTTGCAATTCATGAGTATGAAACTTTCTTTGAAAATGAAAAGAAAAAGAACAAGCAGAAGGTAGATGCTTTATCCAAATTACTGAACCTCACCAAGGATGAAATGGATAAATTTGATATATTAAGAGAGATTAAACGATTAAATAAAATGAAATAATTATATGAAATGAAATAATTATATAAATGAAATAATTATATGAAATGAATATAGTAGGTATATGAATTTGAGTACTATTCCACGTTTAATTGACGTATTTCTGAGTGGACCCTTGCAACTACTTATTTCAAGTTATATAGCACGTCCGTCTATACTGCATTATTATATGGCAATAACGGGTCTAACAAATATACTATACAACGGACACAACTTTTTATTGTTTAATTCTATACTAAAACAACCGTTGCCGTTCATAAAACCGTTCGTTGATTTACAAAATGGCAAAACGCAATTACACCGATTCTATAATTTGGTTATAATGTATCCGATTTTTATCATTGTGTTGTTACGCGTGGATATGCCAAGTGTAGTGAAGGTGTTGTTTTTAATTAATATTATGGTGGGGATTGTCTATAATTTATATTATTATCTAAGTGTATATAAGAACTTGTAAATGTCCTTTATTCAAAGTATCCGTCATATGTTATACAAGTATGGGACCAGTTCTGTGCCGAGTTATAAACCATGTTGTTGTAAAAAAACTTTAAAAAATATGCAGCAAGACACCAGGTTAAAACGGGGGAATGTCTATACACGCAAGCAGCGCAGAACTGGACGCAGACGCAATAAGCGGCGCAATCGCATATAATTTTTATCCAATACAAATAATTTATTTAATACATATCCATATATAATTTTATCTATTACAATTATATATATAACCATGAAAAAGCGTAGTTCGTCTAAGAAACCTGAAATGAGTATACAGTATTTATTAAAGAGTCGCAATGTTCTTTACGTGGTGCTGTTTTTATCGGTTGCCAATTTGTTTAGTTATTTAATGATGAAACAATTAGACGCTGTTGCCTTTTTTATTATCAGTGGATTTTTAACGACTTACTTTAGTAAAAATATGATTATTGTTATGTTGACTGCCATGGTTAGCACGTTCTTTTTAGTTCAAATCAAAATGCTCGGACAGGTGCAAGAAGGGATGGAAGGAAATGCAGATAAAGAACATGAGAAGAAGGAAGGGATGGAAGAAGGGATGGAAGGAGAGATGAAAGAAGGCGAAAACCACGGCGAAAACCACAGTAAAGTTGCAACTGGTCTTTCTACCTCTGAGATTCCTATCACCGAAACACAGCGTTCACAGTTAACGAAGGCAAAAGAACCCTTAATGGGCGGTCCATCTAAAGAACGATTTTCGGGAACCAAAAAGACATCGGAAAGTTTTGCACAAAAATTAAGTCCGGCCAATTACAATCAAAGCGACGATGATACGATGCCCAACAAAAAACCTAAATTTGATTATGCCGATACAGTTGAGTCGGCGTATGATAATTTAGACAAGTTGTTATCCTCGGACGCAATTAAAAATATGGCGGATGATACCAGTCGTCTAGCCGAAAAACAGCAGCAATTAATGAGTCATATGGATAAGGTCGGTCCAATGGTAGAAAAAGCCGCCGGATTAATGGAAAAATTTGATTTGTCTAAAATGGGGGGAATGGCTAGCATGCTTAAAGAGAGTATGGCAACCGTTGAAAAAAAAGCAGAGGCGTTTTCAAACACACTTGGCAAAAAAAAGTAACGAACGACTAAATAGTTGATTCTATTGCACAATGCCTAATGCCTAATGCCTAATACTATATATTTTTAATATCATAAAAATATATATACACCCGTGCTTTAACCATGCCAAAACGCTGTCCACCTGGTGTAATTTGTTTTGAAAATGTAACGATTCTAGTTAGTTGTGCAGTGATTGTCGTGGTAGGTCTATGGGTGTATAGTAGAAGTGCGGTCGTGTTTTCCTTGCAACAACGCCAACAACAAGGACCCACGGCAATCACTATCCATCATAATAGTAGTGGCGGCGGGGGCGCAGACGGACGTGGGAATGATGTGTTTTTAGATATTTATAAAGCGCCGTTGCGCGATGACCGTTGTTCGCTGCTAGGCAATGGCAGCGATATGCGGGCGGTGCCTTCGGCGATTGCACCCGTGTTTAATGCAATAAATGTGTCTACCCAAGGATGCAGCGATGCCCCCTACCGCCAAGTCGGTATTTTAACCCGGTTAAACGGGAGCGACGAAACGATTCTGCCTTTAATGGGGCGTCCGTTATTTACACGGAGAGATAAATGGAACTTTTATACCTTGAATGATAAAAACAATATGATTAAATTGCCAGTTACGGTGAAAGGACGCAGCGGCACCGATGAATACGGATGTGATAATGTGTATACGGGCGATACCGTTTATGTGGATGGGTATAATGGTGCTTTTAAAGTGACGGCCTACGATAATCAAGTGATGCGTTATTTGCCTGGGTTGTAGGACAGGACAGGTGTAGGAGAAGACAGGTAGCAGAGACCCACGCACCCACCCAGTATTTACATATACTACAACTACAACTACAATTGCTTTATTTAGAGAAGTAGTTGTATGTATTTTTTAATTTTATATATTTTTTGCTCATGCTATATTAGTAGTCTACCTTTTAAATGTCAACCGATAAAAATGGGAATAATCCGGACCGTGGACCATTGATTACACCACGAGAAAGAGTTAAAATCAATAAATCGGTGTGTTTAATTGAACATACAAACACGGGCGTTGCAGTACAACTTTCGGCAGAAGAACAAGAAAAATATCGTAAAGCGTGTGAAGCGGCAGGAATTTCTCCGAAGGTGCCGCCGGCAAATGCAGGAGTAGTAGCGCAGGCAGTAGTACCAGCACAAACGCAGGCAGTACCAGCACAAACGCCAGCGCCAGTAGTACCAGCGCCAACGCCAGTATTACCAACGCCAGTAGCACCAACGCCAGTAGTAGCGCCAGCACCAGTAGTAGTACCAACGCCAAATACAACGCCAGCGCCAGTAGCACCAGCGCCAGTAGTAGCACCAACGCCAGTGCCACCAAAACAAAATAAGAAGGTTACGAGAGTATACGACATTGGACCGAATGATGTGAAATCAGGCGAGACAAGTATATTTCAAACTGCGGTTGTTACGGTCAATGAATCATATGGTAAGAATGAACAACCAATTAATAAATTTAATAATGTTACTCTAGTATCGAAACCACTTGGCGATTTAATTTATGGTCATGATGGTACACAGACGGAATACAATAATTTAAGAAAAGAAATACTTAATCATGATTTCTTACAAAATGAAAAAGCAATATCAAAATATCTGAATAACGACTATATAACACCCTATTTGAAGGCAGTTGTAAAATTGATAAACAATTTTAAAATAAATACTATTGCCACAACCCCCATCCAGAAAAAGATTATATTACAACTATTATTCACGAAATTAAGACTTGGGTTAGAATCGTTTTTTAAAGAAATAGATTCGGATGGGGGGGAAGAAAATAGTCGTTTTCCAATGAATATATCAGACATTACTACGAATGGATTGACGTTTGATATGAAGGTTGACAAAAACCCAGAAGGGAAGTATAGCATTACTGTTATACATAAATTTCCCTTCCGAGCATCCGAAACATTACAATTTAATATTGATGATAAGACTTGTAGCAAACCATCAGATAAATCAACATCAAAAACCTGTGGGGTAGAACCTTTTATAAACTACATTTTTCCTGAACTTAAACTAAATTTTGATAGTAAGGCGGCTTCTAGTGTGGGCGGTGGGCGAAGATACAAGAGAACACGGTTGACGCTGAAAAAGAAAAGAAAGGGAAGTATAAAACGCAGTAAGAGCATAAAACGCAGTAAGAGCATAAAACGCAGTAAGAGCATAAAACGCAGTAAGAGCATAAAACGCCGTAAGAGTATGAAAAAACGCCGTAAAACTGTAAATAAACGACGACCGCGGTATACGAGGCGATAGGAGAGATTAAAAATAATAAATATATTATTTTTAATACATATATTATTAATTTTTTCTTTCTATTTTTTTTGCTCATTCTATATTAGTAGTAAGTCTTTCAAATGTCCGGAATGGATAGACAAAGTGACAATAATAATGAGAATGATTTTCGTCGGGTAAAAGATGCAAATTCACCGATTGGTTTAATGAGAATAAAGAATGAATTAGGATTATTAAAACAACCTACCGAAAAGGAATCCAAAGAGTTAAAGTTACAAGAGAAAAGTAATTATGACAACTTATTGAAACCGAATGCAGCGCAAGCGAAGCAGCAACAAGCGCAAGCGCAGCAGACACCAGCACCAGCACCAGCACCAGCACCAGCGCAGCAGCAACAAGCACCAGCACCAGCACCAGCGCAGCAGCAACAAGCACCAGTGCAGCAGACACCAGCACCAGTGCAGCAGCAACAAGCACCAGTGCAGCAGACACCAGCACAAGCGAAGCCGCAACAAGTACCGCCGACGATGGTTGGTTTACAACAGTTACAACAAGCAAAACAATCTATGTTAGACGCAATTTCTAAAGAGACGCAATTACAGAAAGAGGCAGAACGGTTGGCAGCTGCAGAAGAAAACACAGCAGCTGAACAAGACAATATGTTGGTAAAACGATTAGAAAAAATAAAAAAAAGGACAGCGGCAGACGCAAAAATTGCAGAGGATTTGCTTCAGGCAGCAAAAACAGAAGCAGAAAAACAAGAAGCAGAAAGAGCAGCTGCACAAGCCGCCAAAACATTACAACAACAAGAAGCACAAGCATTAAAGGCACACCAAGAAGCACAAATGTTACTGGCACAACAACAAGCACAAGCATTAAAGGCAGCAGAAGAAGCGAAGAAGGCACGAGAAGTTGCGGCTAACACAATAGCAACGGCAGCCGAAGTAGCAGCAGCAGGAGTAATTAGTGCAAGAGTAGAAGAAGAAAAAGCAGCAAAAGCAGTAATTGTAGCAGCAGCAAATGAAGCAAAAGCAACAACAGTACCAGACAAAGCAGCAGCAAAAGCAGCAGAAAAAACAGCAAAAGCAGCAGAAAAAGCAGCAAGGGAGAAAGCAAAAGCAGCAGAAGAATTGGGAAAAAAGGCAGCAGCAGAAGCAGCAAAATTGCAAAAAGAGGCAGAAGCAGCAGCACAACAAAACAAAACAAAATTTGAAAAAAATAAAATTATTAAATTCACGAATAACGAGGGAAAAACACAATTAGGAGTTATGGATTCGGAAGATGGTAATTCTGGTGTCCAAAACAAAAAAACTCAAAAACTAGAGTATACTAATGTTAATGTGAAAAAAGAAGAATCATCAGCCCCAATAAGTATTAAAATAAAGAATATATTAAAAGTAATTACAATTAAGAAAGAAAACAAATCAATGTATAACGAGCATCAGGAAGTAAACTATAAAGAAAAACGTTATCGAGTACGATTTGTAAATTTTCGTGATTTAGAATTTCTGAAAAAACCAGATATTGAATCCAATCCTACACCTCAGTATGTATACGACATAATAGAATTGGACGCTAACACCGGAATTACAAAATCAAAGACCGTACCTATACCTATAGAAAACGTTGCTGAATATGAGTTGAGCGATATTACACCATTTTTTAAACCAGGTGATGTTGTCTATTTCAAGACTGAAAAAGAAGAAGATCGTGTATATCAGAGTCACATTGTATATAATACGAAAACTCCTTTTTCTACCTATTATATAGGAAAAATAAAAAAGGTTATAATTAAAAAGAATCAAGATGATGGCAGTAATATTTATTATGAAATAGATAATATTTTTACAAATAGAGAACATGATATTTTTAATAATAAATATGGATTTCCCGCTGAACTTGAAAAAGTATTAGAAAAATTTGAACAATATGATAATGTTATGCAAATGAATGAATCCAATTTACGTAAGTATGGTGGTGATGATTGCCCTGCAAAATCTATTGAAACCTTTGAGTTGTTATATCGCTTAAACACTATGAAAAATACAACACATTTAGCAGATTTAAAGGAATATTTATCTGAACGAATCAAACCCAGTAAAAACTCAAAATGCAGCAATTATACGATACGAATACAAGACTTATTTCAAAACGTTATGAAAAAGGCAGGACAAGCACAAGCAGGAGGAAAAAATTTTAAAAAGACACGAAAAATAAAAAAACGCAAGACATTAAAAAAACGCAAGACATTAAAAAAACGCAAGACATTAAAAAAGCGCAATCAGCATAAACCTACATTAAACCAAAAACGCCGTAAAACTGTAAATAAACGACGACCGCGGTATACAACAAAGCGTCGTCGTCGTCGTTAGAAAAAAAATAGTATACTATGTATGTGAGTTATTATAATATTTTTTTTGTTGCGGGGTGGTGGGTGTAGTGTAATATACATTTAACGCTGGATGTTAGAGTATTAACACTTCCAGCGGCTGCCGCAATCCAAGCACGTGACAAAGGTCGTCATCGGTTCATCGGCCGACCGCGTCTGTAGCTGATAATAACTGCATTTCTTGGATTTACATTTACGGCAAGTGAAATTATCCGTTGACGCTTCTAATTTCGGGGCATACTTGTTTTCATCCCGGATTTTCTTTTCTTCAATCAATTTCTGCCAGCGGGCCGGCGCCATATCTTGATGCGTCAATTCGCCGACCTCGTGTGCCTTGATTTCTCTACGGATTAAGCGTTGCCGAAATTCGTCCGATTCTTTTAAATTAATGTAGATTGAGCGGAGGCGGTCGGTATAGAGTTGCACAAACGACGGATTGTCCCATTTCTTTACAATATCGCGTTCGCCGGCATCTTTAATGGAGGCATTGTAGATGCTTTTTTCTATATTTTCAATCATAGTTTGGGTGAATGCAGGCGGTGGTGGGCACATTGCTTCAAGGTGACGACACACGTTTCTACGAAACTCGGTGGGGTTTTGTACCGTGCGCATGGTGTTAATATAAAGGGTAAACGTAATATACTATTGCATATTACGTTTAACTGTTTTTCAATTTTATATATTATATATTATAGTTTATAGTTTATAGATTATAGTCGTTTAATCATCATCGGAAAACATATACTTATCTTCTTCTAATTCAGACGATGTTGTTGCATTGCTCTCATTACCACTTGCATCTTCTTCCGCTGGCGGCGCTTTCTTTTTCCCATTTGATTTGCTTGTCTTGGTCGTCTTGGTGGTCTTAGTGGGCTTGGTCGTCTTAGTCGGTTTGCAAACCTTCTTTTTAACTGGCGTTGCCGTTGCCGTTGCCGTTGCCGTGTCCGATTCACCTTCCTCAATCGCTTCTTTATCCGAGACCACAAAATCATCTTTCAAATAGCCATGGGCAGTCAACAGCGACGGATCTACATTTGCCAATTCGTCTTC